AAGACAAAGAAAATCGCACACCATTTCAAACATTTTTTAAAGGCAGCCCCACAGCCACTGAAGTTAAACTCCTAAAAGATGCACTACAGAAGTGGACTAAACAACAACAGTTTGAAACTAAAATTTTCCGTATTTTTAGAAACACCATGAAGTATGGTGATTGTTTCTTTGTTAGAGATCCAGAAACTAAAAAATGGTTATACGTTGATGCTGCTAAGGTCAGCAAAATCATTGTCAATGAATCAGAAGGTAAAATTCCTGAACAGTATGTGATTCGTGACATTAACTTTAATTTTAAAGAAATGGTGGCAGTAACTCCGCACGGTACTACAAACACAGCACCTAGTGGAACTAGTTCTTACACTTCAGGCGGCAGCATGGGCAGAGGTATGGTTGGAAATGCATCGCAGCCACCAGGAACACGATTCAGCAATCAGGCCAACGAAGTAGCCATTGATGCAAAAAACGTAGTACACATTTCATTGAGTGAAGGTCTAGACAACAACTATCCTTTTGGTAATTCAATTTTAGAATCAGTATTCAAAGTCTACAAGCAGAAAGAATTGCTTGAAGATGCTATCATTATCTATCGTATACAACGTGCTCCAGAAAGACGTATTTTCTATGTAGACGTTGGAAATATGCCAGCACACATGGCTATGAGCTTTGTTGAACGTGTTAAAAACGAAATCCAACAAAGACGTATTCCTAGCTCAACAGGTGGTGGAGCCAACGTCATAGACGCTAGTTATAATCCTCTAAGTGTAAACGAAGATTACTTTTTTCCGCAGACAGCAGAAGGCCGTGGATCGAAAGTTGAAACATTACCAGGCGGTACTAACCTAGGTGAAATTACAGATCTGCGTTACTTTACCAACAAGCTGTTCCGCGCTCTGCGCATACCAAGTTCATACTTGCCTACAGCTATCGACGAAAGCCCTAACACAGTTGCCGACGGCAAAGTAGGTACAGCATATATTCAAGAATTAAGATTCAATGAATACTGCAAACGTCTACAGTCTATGATTGTAGAAGTGTTTGATCTAGAGTTTAAACTTTGGTTACATCATCAAGGCATTAATATTGATAACGGACTGTTTGAATTAAAATTTAACGAACCACAAAACTTTGCAGCCTATCGTCAAAGCGAACTTGACACTGCTCGTGCTGCTACATTCAGTCAAGTTGTACAGATTCCACATCTCAGCAAACGGTTTGCCATGAAGCGATTCTTAGGCATGAGCGAAGACGAAATCAAAGAAAACGAACGTCTATGGAGAGAAGAAAACGGCAGCAATTTAAAATCTGAAGCCGATGCAGGCAGTCAATTACGATCCGCAGGCATTACTCCAGGAGGACTATCTGCTGACATGGGTGCTCAAGAAGCAGAAGCCCCAGAAGATCTAGCTGCCGCAGCAGAACCAGGAACTACTGATGCAGCAGCACCAGCAGAATCACCAGCACAGTAATAAATACATTATGCTCCTTAACGAATTTTTTCATTTTAACGACGCCACTAACGACTTTGCACAAGATCGCAGATACGATTCTGACAGAGACAGTTCTGTGGTCAAACGTTCAGACACTAGAAAAATTCGACTGACCCTACGTCAGATCAATCAACTGAGATTGCAAGCAGAAGCACATCAATTAGAACAAGAATCTGAGCTGGGTTTTATCAAACAAATGTATGGAACACCAGTTGGCGAAGAAGCAGCACCTGCAGAATAATGCTGCATTTGTCATAGGCAACGGCACTAGTAGGCAGAATCTTAGGCCGGAATCTCTGCTAGACAAGGGTGTAGTCTACGGCTGCAATGCGCAGTATAGAGAATATAATCCACACTATTTGGTAGCAGTTGATGTCAAAATGGTCAATGAAATTATAGATTCAGGATGGCATAAAACACATCAAGTATGGACAAATCCCAACAAAGGTATACGTACTAAACACAATATTAATTTTTTTAGTCCACACAAAGGATGGAGTTCGGGGCCTACGGCACTATGGTTTGCGGCCAGTCAAGGGCACCAGACGATTTACATTTTTGGCTTTGACTATCAAGGACTTAACGGCAAGTTTAACAACATATACGCAGACACATTTAACTATAAAAAATCATCAGATGCAGCCACATACTTTGGTAACTGGCTAAGTCAAACAGAAAAGGTAATTAAAGAATTTAAACACACAAAATTTTTTAGAGTAGCAGAGCCCGGAGCATTTATACCTGATAAACTAGGTCCCGGTCTTGTTAATCTAAGTCACATCACTTTTGATGAATTTCAACGAATATTTCCTGAAACTATATATTCCGACCAAATTGATCAAAAAACTACCATTTAACGGCGTTTTGTAATCTACGCATTAAATAACTTACAGCCTTGACAATAGGAGAATATAACATGGCAGATAACAAACTGTTACAACAGATGCTTGAGCATCTAGTAAACGATGAACAGCAAAAAGCTGAAGAATTATTCCACGAGTACGTAGTTACAAAATCTCGTGAGATTTACGAAGGTCTGATCGAAACTGAAATTTCTGAAGAAGAAGACAAAGACGACGAAGAAGACGAAGACATGGAAGAAGCAGCTGCTGATGAAGAAGCTGAAGAAGACCAAGTAGATGAGAATTTTGAAGACATCGCTATTGAAGCAGATGACGAAATGCCCCCAATGGGTGGTGACGCAACAGATGACCTAGAAGGTGATCTAGATGCAGAAATGGACGACGAAGGTGAAGAGAAGTCTGAAGAAGAACTTTTCCAAGACCTAGACGCTATTGTTGACGAACTACAGGCTAAATTCGACGAACTAAAAGGCGAAGAAGGCGAAGACGAAGGCGAAGACGAAGGCGAAGGTAATCCATTTGCCAAAGAAGATACAGATTTAGAAACAGTACGTGAGTACGTAGAAAAAATTGCTACACCAAAAGGTGGAGACAACGGTGCTAATGCTAAATCAATCGTAGCAGGTAAGAATGATATGGGCGGTACTGCTGCTAATATCGCTAAAGGCGGTGAAGAGAAAGGTGGCGATCACGCTGGCCTATCTGAAATCAAGCCTAAAGAAGATAATGCAGGTAACATCAACGTGCCAGGCGGCAAAGCAGGTTCAGCTTTCAGCAAGAAAGAAACAGCAAAGCCAGGCGACGACGGTGACAAGTCTGCACAAAGCATTTTCCGTGGTCGTAGATAATAGGACACTACGGTGAATAAACTTACACTAGCAGAACATTTGAGTTACGACCAGGCTAAGATTGTTCTGGAGAGCGAAGAAGGCAAGGATGGTAAAAAGTCCTTGCATCTAAACGGTATTTGCATTCAAGGCGACATTCGCAATGCAAACCAACGTGTTTATTCTTCTCAAGAAATTGGCAGGGCTGTCAAGACGCTCAATGAGCAGATCGCTGGCGGTTACTCCGTGCTAGGTGAAGTTGATCATCCTCAGGATTTAAGAATCAATCTAGATCGTGTTAGTCATATGATTACCAAGATGTGGATGGACGGTCCTAACGGCTACGGAAAATTAAAATTACTCCCAACTCCAATGGGTCAGCTTGTACAGACTATGTTGGAGTCAGGAGTTAAGTTGGGTGTTAGTAGTAGAGGCTCAGGCGAAGTAGATGGCGGTGGTAATGTTCAAGGTTTTGAAATTATCACAGTTGACGTAGTAGCACAACCTTCCGCTCCGGGAGCATACCCAACTCCAGTATATGAACACTTGATGAATAACACAGGTGGATATCAGGCATTTAGAATAGCAAAAGAAGTTCAAGGCGACCCCAAGGCACAGCAATACATAGCAGAGAGTTTAAAGAGAATTATCTCTAAACTCAATTAACAGTAGGAGAATCACATGCTAGATATCGTAAAACAACTGTTTGAGAACAATGTGATTTCCGAAGAAATTAAATCGGAAATTGAATCAGCTTGGAATGGCAGAATTCAAGAAAACCGCGAACAAGTTACTGCTGAACTACGTGAAGAATTTGCACAAAAGTATGAGCATGATAAAGGTGCTATGGTAGAGGCTGTTGAAGCCATGCTAACAGATCGCCTACAAGCAGAACTAGGCGAGCTTGCAGAAGACCGCCAAGGACTAATTGAAGCTCGTGCAAAGTATGCAAAGAAAATGAAAGATGATGCTAAAACAATGGAATCATTTGTTCTACAAAACCTTAAAAAGGAATTGGCAGAACTACACGAAGATCGCAAAGCAGTTGCAGGCAACGTTGCAAAATTAGAATCTTTTATTGTGGATGCACTAGCGAAAGAAATCGCAGAATTCCACTCAGACAAGAAAGACCTAGCTGAAACTAAAGTACGTTTAGTACGTGAAAGCAAAGCTAAGTTTGAATCAGTTAAGAAAGATTTTATTGCCCGCTCAGCTAAAATCATTGAAGAAACAGTCGCAAAAGGACTAAAATCTGAAATGACTCAGTTGAAAGAGGACATTGAACACGCTCGCAAGAACGACTTTGGTCGTAGAATTTTTGAATCATTCGCAAGCGAATACGCTGCAAGTCACCTGAATGAAAAGTCAGAGACTAGCAAACTTTTAAAAGCAGTTGCTACCAAGCAAGCTGAATTAGAAGAAGCAGCAAAGATTGTTGCAGAAACACAAAAACTAGTAGAAAGCAAAGAAGCTGAACTACGCATTGCCAAAGATAGCGCATCTCGCAAGGAAGTTATGAGCGAATTGTTAGGTCCTTTAGGTGGCGATAAGCGTTCAGTTATGGGCGAGCTATTAGAATCAGTACAAACTGAAAAGCTACGTGTAGCTTATGACAAGTATCTACCAGCAGTAATGAATGGCGGAACTCCAGTCAAAAAATCACAAGCATTAACAGAAGGCAAAGAAATTACAGGCGACAAAGCACAGGCACAACCAATCAGTGGTGAGGAAAAAACCGCTGAGATATTTGACATCCGCAGGCTTGCGGGACTAAAAGTTTAAGGAGAACTATATGTCACAACTACTCGAGTCACGCTGGTCGGAAACCAAAGACGCCCTTTTAGAAGGTCTTCAAGGTAACAAGCGTACCGTAATGGCAACAACTCTAGAAAATACCCGCAAGTATTTGTCAGAAAGTGCCACTGCTGGTGCAACTTCCGCCGGTAACGTTGCAACCCTAAATCGTGTGATCCTTCCAGTGATCAGACGTGTAATGCCAACAGTCATTGCTAATGAACTAGTTGGTGTACAGCCTATGACAGGCCCAGTTGGTCAGATCCATACTCTACGTGTTCGCTACTCTGATACATTCAGCGGCA